TCACTTCAATACGATGACATCGCTTTTATCGCAGCAGAGCCATCAGCAAGTGATGCTAAAATCGAATATTATTTAGCAACTTCATAAAATAAAGTACTATGGCAGATATAGCAATTTGGGAAGGTAATAGTACTTTTACGATAGGGCAAACCCCATTCGGGTTCTACGATACAGATTTTGATTTTCAAGCTGATGCCGATAAAGTAGCAACATTTTGCGCTCAGAGGCTAGGTTATCCTTTGATGGATGTAGAGTTACAATCAGGATCTTTTTACGCTTGTTTTGAAGAAGCAGTAACTACCTACGGTAACGAAGTATTTCAGTATAAGATTAGAGAAAACTACCTTTCTATGGAAGGTGATTCAACATCAACATCTTATAATAATAAACTAATCGAGGGAGGCTTAGGTAGAACTATTCAGATTACTGAAAATTACGGTACTGAAGCAGGTGTCGGAGGTAACGTAACAAAGTATACCGGAGAACTAACAGTTTCTGCTAACGTACAAGAGTATGATCTAGAAACAGCATTAGGTAATATTGAAGGAGGGGTAGAGATTAGAAAAGTATTCTACGAATCGCCTCCTGCTATCTTACGTTACTTTGATCCTTATGCAGGAACGGGTACGGGTATCCAGTCATTAATGGATGCTTTTGACTTCGGTTCATACTCACCAGGTGTAAACTTCTTATTAATGCCTGCATCGTACGATATGTTAAAAGTTCAAGCTATTGAATTTAACGATCAGATTAGAAGATCAGCATACTCATTCGAATTGGTTAATAACAGATTAAAGTTATTCCCTATTCCTAAACGTGCAGGGACTATTTACTTTGAATATTATAAGAATTCTGAAAAATCTACAGCAGTAAAGAGAAGTGAAACCAACCTAATAACTAACGTAGGAGAAGTTCCTTATAATAACGTACAGTATGCTGATATAAATTCTGTAGGACGTCAATGGATCTACAGATACACATTAACTTTAACTAAAGAGTTACTAGGTTATATTAGAGGTAAGTACCAGAATATACCTGTACCAGGAAGCAATACCGCATTAAATCAAGCAGACTTACTTACTGATTCTAGGACAGAAAAAACAGCTTTACTTACTGAACTGAGAGAGATGTTAGATCAAACTTCAAGAACTGCTCAATTAGAGAGAAAAGCAAACGAATCTGAAAACCTTAAGAGAATCACTACAGAGATTCCAATGACAATATTTATAGGATAATGAAGTTACAGCAATTACTTTTAGAGGAAGAGTACAAGATGTTTAAGACATTTTTCTATTTCGAATTTGACGATTCGAATATGGATGTATCAACTTTAGCAAATATTGTTAGAGCTGTAGATTTAGTTGCTGTAGTTAACAACAAGTCCGACAAAGAAGACTCAAGACCAAGAGCATTATTTCAGATCAAAGTAGCTACAACAAAACCACCTAAAGAATCATTTGAAGAAGTAAAGCAAGAGTGCATGACTAAGATCTCACAGGTTAAAAAGTGCCAGTTCTCAGAAAGACATATTGAAGAAGTAAATCTATAGGGTATGAGTTTATTCGGTAGTAAAAAAGATTTTGGATTAATCACCAGGATGAATCGAGAGCTCCTTCAAGAGATCATTGAACAAGAAGTTGCTATCTATAAAGTAGCTTTAGAAGAAACTCAAGCTAATATTTACGGAGAATCTCTAGAGAAGACATTCTACAATCCTGTTATCATGCAGTGTATCATTACTAGAGGCGATCAACAGTACGCTGTTAACGATTTTGGACCAGAAGTAGCTAGAGAATTAACTTTCGCCTTTCTTAGAGATGATTTCGTTGACTTAAACCTAATACCAGAAGTAGGTGATATTATAATGCTATCAGAAGACTACTACGAGATCGATGCAATCGTAGAAAATGAATTCTTCTTCGGTAAAGACCCGGCATATAATTTTGCAAGAAGTGATAAGTACGGAAAGAGTATATCTATTAAATGTGGGACACACTTAACAAGAATAGATAAACTGAATATAACTCAGTTTAGACCTTAATAAATGGCTGAATACAGAAGAAGAAAACCGGTACCTAAGACTCAATCAGAGCTTACTAGAGAGCAGATTGAATCGTACGATGGTACGCGAGGCACTGTACCAGCCTCTTCAAAGGATAAGAGAGAAAATCAATTATCTTTCAAAGGCGATACTACTAAGTTGCCGTTAGTATCTTTAAAAGATATTGACAGTGCAATCTTCTACTATTTTAAGAATGTAATTAAACCGACAGTCAATCAAAACGGAGCTGAAATCGAAGTACCGGTAATGTACGGAAGTCCTGAAAGATGGTCAACAGTTCAAAAAGACGGTTTTTTAAGAGACGGTAACGGTAAGATTCAAGTACCGTTAATTATGTTTAAGAAGAGTGGTATTGAAAAGAACAGGTCTTTAGGTAACAAATTGGATGGTAATGAAGTTAATAACTTCGCAGTTTATCAAAAGAAGTACTCGAAGAGAAACGTATATGATAAGTTTTCAATTTTAACAAACAGGCAACCTTCCGAAGAATTATACGGAGTAGTAGTTCCTGATTACGTTACTATTAATTACGAGTGTATTATATTTACAGACTACGTTGAGCAATGTGATAAATTAGTAGAAGCATTAAACTTTGCCTCAGACAGCTACTGGGGGGATAAAGAGCGTTATAGGGTTAGAGCTATGATCGACTCTTACACCCCGACTATAGAAATGAACCAAGGTCAAGATAGAAGTGTAAAGACAACGTTTACTATTAGACTCAATGGATATATTATTACAGATACCTACAATAGAGATAAAGCTAACATGAAAAAGTGGCACTCTAAATCTCAAGTTAACTTTGGATTTGAGACAGTAGGTGATTTAGAGACATTAATAGCAGCAGCAAGAACACCTCAAGATCAGAGACCAGCAGCAAGATTCTTCGATAGTAACGTAGGTGTAGCTCAAGCAGCTGAAAGCTCAGGAGGTATGACTCAAGCAGAATTAGAATTCGTAGCATTGAACACAACTGCAATAGCAGGAACTGTTACAAGTAATACCGCAACTTTATCTGGAAGATCTTTCTCTACACCGCCTGCCGGATTTACCATCACACAGGATAGCTTCCAGGTGTATATTAACGGTATATTAGTCCCGGTTCCTCAACGTACTGTTGCTGAATCAGGTAGTGACATATTAATTACTTTTGATACAGGTGCAATGCAGTACCAGTTGCAATCAGATTTTGAAGTAGTCTTAACAGGTAAGTACGAATAATCATGGCAAGAATACATTTATCTCAGATAAACCCAGAAGGTAATCTAAATATTACTGGAAGTTTTAGCGTAGCTGGCTCTACAGTACTTTACCAAACTGATAGTGATGTAGCAGCGCTACTAGTATCGGGAGCAATGTCTATAGTACAAGCTCAGATCAATAATCAATTTGTATCTGCATCACTTGAGATTCAAGGTCTCGGTACTCTTGCTGACAGAACCTCTGACGCAGAACTCGATCTATCAGAAGGAGACGACTTCTAGGTACATTTATAGAGAATATAAGAGCCGGCTTTATGCCGGCTTTCCTATTTATTATAGTCTTATATAAGACACACCCGGTATATACCTTTAAACGTTACCATACATATGGCTCAAACACTAAGACTGAAGCGATCTTCGGTAGCAGGAAGAGTACCAACTACTTCTTCGCTACAAACTGGAGAGATAGCTATAAATACTGCTGACGGTCTCGTCTATATTCGTAAAGACGACGCTAGTATTATCCCATTATTAGGGCTAAACAACGTAACGACTGGTGACATCTTCCTCACCGGCAGTATCTTTGCTTCTACTTTCGTAGGTAACGTACAGGGAGACCTTACCGGGAGTCTTTCAAACGTACTTTCTAGCGGTAACGGCTTAGAGAGTTTCTCATACGACAACTCTGAAGCAGTAACTATCACATTAGATACAGGTTCAGATCATTTTATCTCAGGTTCTCGCAAGGCATTTTCTGTAGTTGATACTATAGGTGCTAACGGAATTGATTTAGAATACGACGAAGGAACCGGAGAATTAAGAGCGTACATATATAACGATTACATATTCTTAGGGCAGACTGAAATCGAGCTAGGTCAGCAGATAGAAACAGTAGACTTATTATCTCTCACTAGAGCAAAAGTAACTGGCTCATTTACCGGCTCGATGAAAGGAGACCTCACTGGATCTTTTCAAGGTACTGCAACTGGATCTTTCTCTGGATCATTCGTAGGTAGTTTAGAAGGTAATTCATCAACATCTACCACAGCAACTAGAGCTAATTCTATCCTTGTAGATCACGGAACAACCGGTACATACAACAGGTTACTATCTACAGACAGTCAGACCGATGGGTACCACCCAGCTCAAGTATCTGCTGCACCGTTACTGTATTACTATAGAAGTAATAACCCGGTAACCGGCGACACTAATGCGAGTGATTACCTGTTTATAGGTGGAGGATCAAATACCGGTGGCGGTATCTACCTAAACTCTACTGTTAATAAGCAGAACTTTATCTATTCTGATTACAACAAGCTTTATATCAAAGCTAATGGACTTGCTACCGGTACTAACGCAGCTGTCATTCATATTGAATCACCTGCTAAGATTATCTTAGATGCCAACAGTGAAGTATCTGGATCATTTACATCTACAGGTACTCTCACTGCTCCTCTGCAAGAGGATTACTTATGGATTGGTGACGCTAACGGTAATAATATAGCAGTACCGACTAGTTCTTTAGTCACTGCTCCTCAAGATACAGGCAGTCTTATTACTAGCGTTACTGTATCTGACGATACTTTAACTTTTACTAGAGGAGACGGTACTACTTTTGACAGGACTCTTAATAACGTATTAAACGCTACATCAGCATCCCATGCATTAGTAGCGGATACTGCTCTAAATGTAGTCACAATTGATACAGGCAGCTTCTTCATACAAGTAGCCACTGTAGATGATACCGCTACGTTTACACAAGGTGACGGTACTACCGAAACTTCTACTATCAACAACGTACAAAACGCATTTACTGCATCATCAGCAGATAGTTTTGAAGTACGAGAAGATGCAACAGTAGGAGGAGACTTAACTGTAGCTGGTATTGTAACCGCTCAAGAATTTCATACTGAATTTGTATCTGCAAGTATTGTATTCTCTTCCGGTTCTACTAAGTTTGGAGATACGTTAGACGATACTCACCAATTTACCGGTAGTTTAGATATAAC